CAATCTCAAGTTCCTGTGGTACAACACTAGCCTCTGCCGCAAGTTTCTGCGCTCTAGCCTGTGACTCTGTAGCCTGACCTTGTAGTGCCGCAGTCTGTGACTTCTGGAACTCCATCTGTGCTTGCTGTGCGGCTTGTTGTGCTTGCTGTGCTTCTGGGTTAGGTTGATTAGCCTGTTGCAACGAAGAGATAAGTTCTTCACGATTAGACAAGTTCATGTTATCAATGATTGACATAATCAACTGTGAGTACATTGGGTTGTCTTGTTGCATAGTCTGTAGTAACTGTACAAGCTGTGTAACCTCATACTCACGAGCAATGATACCTAGACTGCTAGAAGTATGGAACTTGTAGTCCGCTACAGGATAACGCTCAGGGTTAAACTGCATATAACGATGTGCGGCTTTAGTTACGAATGGAATAAGGAATGATTCTTGGAAGTTAATCAACGTACGCTTGTGACGCTTGATGATAGCACCGAGGCTCATAGAGATGCCCGAAGCTGTAGACTGACCGTTGATAGAACCAGAGATACCCGCAGAGTCAATAGCACCTGTGGCTGTTTGTACCATCTTCTGTAGTTCAGCGGCTTGTCCGAAGGTAACTTGACTAACATTACCGAAGTTCAATGGCTGTAGGACTTCAGCAGGGTTTCCGTTGGTTAGGATAGTCTTACCCGCACGTACCTCTGCTTTAGCACCTCTAGGCATACGTGTAGCATCAATAGCCATCATCGGGTGGATAGTAAGTGCAAGAGCATCGATTCTAGCTCGTAGTTCTGCGTCTAACGCCTTTTGAGAGTTATACCCTTTCTCACATACTCCTCGACCCCAGAAACGGCTAGGAACGACATCCCATGGGAATGCAACGACTGGTCTGTCGCCCATCATGTATGGATTCTCTTCAGCCTTAAGTAAAGTACCATCATTAGCAATAACAACGATAGCCTCTACGTAGTATGAATCACTCTCTTCATTAGCGACTAGTTCTTCTACTTCTGCGTCTTCGTCTTCTTCTTGAGCCGTTTTTAATAAATGACGAGGCACTAAACCATAGTACTTAGTGAGACGTACTTTATCGTCCTCAAATACCGCTAAGTCTTTATCTGGTTCAATGTCGAAGTCCGAAGGTGCATCGCCTAAGTATACGTCACGATAGACTCCTGATTCCTGTAGTTGCTCTACAGAGTGCATAGGGACAAACTCATCTACTGCACAGCCTAATGCTTCCTCAATGGAAGTAGCTAGTGGGTCGATAAGGAAGTTCTGTGGCATTACTGGTCGTAGCTTTACGCAAGTCTTATCTACGATGTTGACACCAACTGCTTGTAACTCTCCACCCATAACAGGTTGTGTTGCGGGTTGAAACTCTTTCTCTTCTTCTAATACTACTTCAGCGATACCCGTACCGAATACAGCCGCGTTAATAAGGCACTCAGCTACGCTCTTACGGACTTTATTCTTTTTAAAGTCTTTGTATAGGACTTCACGTAACATCGCTATATCACGCTTCTCGTTGTCCGTAACGTCATCCTCAATGTCAAACCACTTACCACGACCAAAGGTAGCTTCCTCTAGTTCCGCAACGGATGACTCAACTGCTTGTTGTAGCGCAGGGGAAATAATACGTGAGCGTTCTGAATCTCTGGTCTTGTCCTCTGCCGCCCACTGACCACGCCATAGGCGATAGTACTCATCAAACTTCTGTGAGTAGTTGGATTCGTAGTGATTACGCCAACCTTGACATTTGTCAATGACCCAATCCTCTAGGCTTTGCTCCAGTGTAAACTCTTTCTTATCTTCTAGTAACATATTAGTACCCTGCGTAAGTATCTAAAAATTCAAATTCTTCTTCCACATAGTCCGAGGTGTAGGCTATGTTAGCCAACTGGTCTATGTAAGCGAGTGAGTCAATCAAGTCATCGTGTACGTGGTGGTTAGGGAATTGGAATAGTTCATCTAGGAACTCTGTATTCCAAGCACCTTTGTTAAGTGTAATCTTACCGTGTTCAAACCTACCTTGTAAAGCCCACACGATTCTATCGGTCTTCTTTTTGTTACCGTGAGTCAGTTCCTCGATACGGAAGAACCTATCATTAGCCTTCATTAAGTCTGAGATGTATGGAAGTACAGCGTTCTTTAACGCTCCTTTCTCAATCCCGACAGATACTGGACGATAGTCTCGTACAGCTTCAAAGATTTTACGTGCAGTTTCTTGCACACCCCAACGACCATGAATGATGTCAGCAACGTACCAACCTTCTTCATTTGCTTTAACAACCGAGATAGCCGTTTGGTCAAGTCGTTTAGTTTTAGTTGTAGCTTTTGCCACATCAGCAAACCCCGCCAAATCGACAGCAATATAATACTGACCATTAGTGGGTTCTTCTTCAGAAAATTTAACATAGTCTTCTTTAAATAATTCACTGCCCTGTGCCTCGAACGATGCCATGAACTCCTGACGGAAACTAAAAGCTGACATAGACTTCTTAGCCGCTTCAATCTCTTCAGGGTCTAGTAGTGGATTATCATAGCTTGTAAAGTGATAACCTACAAAGGTCTCATCCTCTGCCACACAAGCATAGTTATATAAGTCATAGAAGTGATTACGTCCCATTGGCGTACCAATGAACAGTGCATCTCCCTTCTGGTCAGCTAGTGCAGGTCTAAGGATTTGCTCCCAGACCTCTGGCTTCATATCCGCATACTCATCCATAACGAGGAACTTAAGACTGACACCACGCATGGTTTCTGGTCTATCCGCACCCTTGAGTGCTATGGTTGCCCCGTTGACTAGCTTTATTTGTAAGTTATTAACATGACTAGAGGCTATGACAGGATTGCCTATCTCCATCAATACCTGCCACATAATGTCCCTAGCCTGACCCTGTGTGGGTGCAACGTAGAAGACATGACCCTTATCAGACTGTAAAGCCCTGATGATTAACATCCATGCGGCTAGTCTGGACTTGCCTGTACGTCTACCTGCGGCTATGACCTTAAATCTAGTTGTGTCCTCAAAGACTTCTTGTTGCCACGGCAGTAGCGATACGTTAAGTTCTGTCATTAAGGATTAAAGTTATTTAGTTGTGCATTGTCAGGGTATATATCAAAGGTGATAATAACTGAGAAGGAACTATCAGACTGAGTCAATACCTTTAGCTTATCACCTTCACGCATTACTATTTCAATTTGATTTAGATTATATAAGTCACCTTCAGCAAATGCCCTATTATCTATTAGGTATAAGTCATGGGAAGCGTCATGTCCATGTTCCCACCATAGGTCTGCTGTCTTATTTTGACCTGAATGGTTTGATATAAAGATATTAGTAATAACAATCTTTTGATGGTCAGGTACTTCAAATACGACAGTCTCTGTAGCCGCTGTGGGGGTGACACCTACACTAAACTTATTCATATTAGTAAGTCCACATTACATAAGGGGTTGTATCGTCAGGACTGCGGATGTCAACATGGACGAAACCACGAGCAACTCCCACGCCTGTGAATCCAAGCGCGATAGCCTTCTCAACGATACGAAACCGTTGGTAGCCGTTAGTGACTTTAATATCCGCGGCAATGCCCTGTGCATGAGTTCCTGTTCCTGCTTTTGCTTTCTTAGCTTCAATGGGGTGTGTTTTATCTCTAAATCCTGACGTAATTACAAAGGGGAAACCACAGGCTTCTCTTAGCTTATCTAGCTTCTCAACGAACTCTTCTTTAATTTCGTTGTTGCCTGTGTACTGACAAGCAAACTCGTCTCTATCAAAGTACTTAGCCATCTATGATTTCTCCATCGTCTATGACATCCTCTGTATTACCTGACACCACTGTAGTCTCTCCTCCAACTCCAGTAATGTTTATCTGTATCGCTGACTTACCCGCGCCCTTGATGACATCATTCTCAAATACAGCTGTAGGTAATATCCTATCCATGACTAACTTCCATGCCGCCGCCTGATTCTTATGGTCATCGTTAAGTGCCGCATCGAATATAGAGTCTAGGACTTTACGAGACTTAGGGGATGACAACATCCTGCCCTTGTACTCGTTAATAATAGCCGCATCACCCTTCGGGCGACCCCTTGACAAACCAGTAGTGCCTTTTTTTCTTGACACCATGTCTGACTTCTTAGGTCTGCCCCTTCTCCTTTTCGGAGTAGCTGTATCATTGTCCATTGTATTCTCCTTAAGTTATCTTAAGTATACTTAGGGACGCGTTTAGTATTTAACTTTAAAGAATAATCATTAAAGAATAATATCTAAGACTACTTAAGTATCCTTAAGGCTTTAAATTAATCTATACTATAAGTATATTATAGCATATTTACAACGTAATGTCAAGTACTTTATTAGCTTATTTAGACCCGCGAGCCAACTTTTTAGTTCCATAACTAATAGTAATACTTTTGTCCCTTTGTATTAATATTTGTCATACTTAAGTACCCGTAACAATACTTAAGGAAAACAATAACTTAGAGGATAAACCTCGGTTAATTCTTTTTATTGAATATTGGCTTTTTTAGTATACATGCGGTAACTACAGAATAAACATAAGGCTCGCGCGCCCCCCCGCCCCCGCGGAAATAGTGGGATTGACATTTGCAAGCCGCGGGAATCCAT